TTAATTGTTCAGATTTAAATGCTGCTGGGGAACCTCCATTATATACAGTAATACCTATTGCTCAATATCCAATTAATGATATTACTACTAGCTATGAAACACTTTGTTTTTCAGAATCAATTGTTTTAGGAAATATATTACCTTCAAATGAAACGTTTTTTGTTGTAGGTTTACATGTTGGTTGTGGTGCAAATTTACCAGAAAAAGTTAACGCTAAATTTTCTTATACATTAAGTGCTACACAAGCTTGTATTGCTGGTGGAAGTAATTTATTAATTAGAAACTGTTGTGATCCTGCTTTTTCAGAAGTTATTATTAATAATGAAGTTCCTGTAGGTAGTTCATTTGTTGATAATGAAGGGAACTGTTGGACTGTAGAAGCAGAAACATTAAATGGTGTAACAGGATTTAGAACAAAAGTTTCAGAATATTCTGAATGTAGTGTATGTATTGCTACAAACCCTTGTCCTGAAAATCTTATTGTTGAATCTTGCTGTAGTGCAGGTGAGCAATTCTTCTCAGGAGCACTTGCAGGTCTAGATGTTGGTGATACATTTGTTGATACAAATGGATATTGCTGGTCTATTATAGATACAACACTTGCCCCTATTACAAATAGTGTAACAGTAGCAACAGCATATCCAGCCACTAATTGTGAAAGTGCAGAGTGTACAGATGATAATGCTTGTCCTACACCTGTAGTTTTATCTTCTTGTTGTGACTTAGGAACTGGAGTTACTACATTAGAAATATTACAAGCAGTAATTCCTACTCTTAATGATGGTGATACATTTGTAGATACATTTGGATTCTGCTGGGAAATTAGTTTAGGAAGTCCAGCTTTCCCTAATCTTAGTTTTATTATACCAGATACAGAACAAGTAGCTTGTGGAGAAGATGGTGGATGTACAGAATTAAATGTATGTCCTGACGAATTAAAATATACAGTACAAAATTGTTGTACAGAAGAAATTGAAGTATTGATTTTAAGTGCAAGCTATAATATAAATGATACATTAACACTACAACTTACAACAGGATATGGTTGTTATAAAATATTATCTTGGAGTGACACAGGAATAGTTACTGCTACTGTAGTAAGTGTTGTTGGAGTATATCGTGATTGTAAAGAATGTATTAGTAATCTTCCATATACTTACTGTCCTGGTAAAATCCAGTGTTGTACTGAATATATAAATGAAAATGAACAAAGTGTTGAAACTATTACTGGTTATAGATGTGATGGAACTTGGATTGTAGATTTTGTATTGCCATTTCAAGGATCAATTTGTATGGCAGCAGTTATTTCAAAAACAGACGGTATAGTTGAGGAAGGATGTTGTACATTTGATGTTTTAAATCCTAGTGAAAGTGTTAGTATAACTGTAGGTGTTGATCTGTGCGGTCTTAAAATAGAAGCAGTAACTATACCACCAGGTGTTTTATTATCTACTGTTCTTGCAGAACTGGGTTATTTGGTTCGTTGTGCTTCATGTGTTGAAAAACTAGATAATGATGATAATAATTTTCTATATGTTGAATGTAATCCTTTATAATATAAATTAAAAATGAAAACTAAATCTAAAGTAAACCAGGCTGGTAACTATACCAAGCCTGGTATGCGTAAGACTCTTTTTAATAAGATTAAAGCGGGTACTAAAGGCGGTGATCCTGGAGAGTGGTCTGCACGTAAAGCACAACTACTTGCTGTTCAATATAAAAAAGCAGGAGGAGGGTATAAGTAATGGCACTAGCTAAATCACAACAGTCTTTAAAGAAATGGGGTAATGAGAAATGGAAAACCTCTGACGGTAAACCTTCTAAAGGTAAGAAAAGGTATTTACCATCTGCTGCATGGGATGCATTAAGTCCTTCTGAGAAAGCAGCAACTAATAAAGCTAAGGCAGAAGGTAATGCTAAAGGAAAACAATTTGTAAAACAACCTAAATCAGTGGCTAAGAAAGCTGCAAAATTTAGATAACTTTAAAAAATAAAATTATGAAAACTGTAAAAAAAATGTCAAAAGGTGGTACAATGAAAGATGTACCTGCTAGTAAAAAAGGATTAGCTAAACTTCCTACTGAAGTAAGAAACAAAATGGGTTACAAAAAGTATGGTGGTGCAACTACTCCTAAAATGAAAATGGGTGGGTCTATGAAAGGCAAAAAATGCTAAAGGAGTAAACAAAGATGAGAGAGATTGATTTAATCAAATTAGGGTTTGAACGTGTTGATGAGACACCTGAGTCAAGTGGATCTGATGAGCCATGGTACTACTATGCTAAAAATATAGGTCAAATTGATTTCTTATCTTGTGACAGTGATTCAGATGAAGCTAAAAAGGGTAAATGGACCGTTGATCTTTTAGAAGGATGTGTTGTTTTTAATAAATTATCAGATCTTAAAAACGTAATTCTTTTATTGGAAAAAAATAGAATACCATAAAATAAATTCCATAAACTTTTTTTATTTAAACTATTATTATATATTTGTAGTATATTGTTTAACTTAAAAAAATTAAAAATGGCAAAGAACAAAACCAACAACCCTTTAGATGAGAAGGAACCAATCCTAACTAAAGAAGAATTGAATGCACGTAGAGAAGAAATTAGTGCATTTTACAAAGACAATATTCCTCATTTAGAAGTGCAAGCTGAGTATGAAATGCTTTTAGCTACTATTGAGAAATCAAGAGCTGAAAGATTACAAGCTCAAATGTTTATGGCACAGGCTTATGCTTCTCAAAAAGAAGGTGGTCAAGTACCTGTTGATTCAGAAGAGGCAAGAGCTTTTAAAGAAGCAATGGAAAATGCTGCATCTCAAATAGACTAAACTATGAAGATGTTAAAAAGGGGGGATTCTGGACCAGATGTCCAGACTCTCCAATCCAAACTCCTATTAAAACAGGATTCACAGTTTGGGCCAGCAACAGAAAAAGCTGTAATTAGATTTCAACTATCTAATAATCTACCAGTTACAGGAATAGTAGATGCAGACATGTGGACATTGTTATTCAACAAAGTACCTACAATCCAAGAAGCTATTGATGAAGACTCAGATATATCCAAACAGTTTTTTAAAACTAATTATGATCAGACAATTCAAAAATACTATCTATCTCCAAAAGAATATATTAAAGGACCCATTAAAAATGAATATATATTTCTACATCATACAGCTGGAAATAACAATCCATTTGCTTGTGTTGATATGTGGAATAAAGATGATAGAGGAGCTATTGGAACTGAATTTGTTTTAGGTGGTAAAAATCATCATAATGGTGATGCAAAATATGATGGTAAAATGATTCAAGCTTTTCCAACAGGAAGTCAAGGCTGGCATTTAGGTTTAACTAAATCTGGTTGGATGAATAGACACTCTGTAGGTTTAGAAATATGTTCAATGGGACAACTTACTAAGGATTATAAAACCTATGTAGGAACTATAGCTCATCCAGATGAAGTAACTACATTAAAAGAATCTTTCAAAGGATTTTTATATTGGCATTCTTATTCAGATAAACAAATTAAAGAAACTGAAAAGTGGATTAAGTTTGTTGCTGAAAGAGATAGTATTGATGTTAGATTTGGTTTGAAACAATTAATACAAAAACATGGTCCAACTAAAGCATTTGATTATCATGAAGATGCAGCTAGTGGCAAGATTAAAGGATTATTAACACATACCAATGTAAGAAAGGATAAGTTTGATTGTTATCCTCACCCTGATTTAGTTGATATGATAATGAGTTTAAAATAATGGCTATAGTAAATAAAGTAGATTTAAAATTACAAGTAGATATTAATGAAACCATTAAGTATCAGATACTTACATATTGTTTTTTTGAAAATATTTTAATTAGTAATTCAGATCTTAAATGTTTAATGGAATTATCCAAACAATCAAAAGTTGAATTAACTAAGTTTTGTATATTTTTAACTGAACAAGGAATATTTAAAAGTCCACAATCAGCTAGGAATGCTTTAGCAAAAGCAGAAAAGAAAAAGTTGATAGTTAAAAATGGAGTGAATAAAAAAACAATTTCTATTAACAAAGTTATTAATGTTCAAATAGATGGTTTGGTATTGTTAGACTATAAAATATTAGGCCGTGAATCCCAAGAAGCATAAAGACTTTAAAGATGGAATAGCTGAAGAAGTAGGTGTACATCCACAAGTGGTAGATGACTTTATATCTTTTTATTATAGTAAATTAAGAAAGAAATTATCAGCACTTGAATATCCAAGAATAAATGTAGATGGATTAGGTACCTTTTATTTGAGAAAAACTAAATTGGAAAACTCAATTAAAAAGAATAAAAGTACACTTGGTAATTTAGCTAAAAGAACATACAATGGTTATGCCCAAAGTGAAAGTATACAGAATAATATTGAACAAATGTCCAAAGCATTAGAACAAATGGAAGCTGATATACTGAGTAAAAAAGAGTTTAAAGCAAAATAAATTTTACAAAATGGAAGGAAAATGGAAAAAATATTTAACAGCATTTAAAAATGCTGATCAAATAGTAGAAGGTATTAAAAATAATATATTTAAAAAAGAGCACGTTGAAGCTGTTGCTACAGACAGATTTCAAATATGTATTAAATGTTCTTTGTTTGATGCTGCCGGTGATCATTGTTTAGCTCCAGGTACACAACCATGTTGTTCAGATTGCGGATGCAGTCTTGCATTTAAGGTGAGGTCATTATCAACATCTTGTCCTAAAGGGTTTTGGGATTCATTAATGACTGAAGAATTAGAAGAAAAGATTAATCAACAAATTAAAAATTAATATTATGACAGTAACAGAAATAGTTAAAGATCTTTTAGAACATAATATGATTACCACGGAAGCTGCAGCAGTTCTTTTAGATGCAGATCTTAAAGCTAAATTATTTGATAAGCAAAATAAAAATGTTAATCAAGTATTTCAACCTTACCATGGAGTACCAAATGCTGGTACAACAAATCCATATTATATTTCTACAACTACTAATGATGTAATTGTTGGAACTAGTACTTCAGGATTAAGTCCAGCTGCAAATGAACTTTTAAAAACACAGTAATGGCTATTATATTTAAAGAAGCTGGACATACTTATGAAAGTATAGAAGAAGATAACATTGAATGGTTAAGTGTTACTTCACTTGTTGGTAAGTTCAAACCTAAGTTTGATAAAGAAGGACAGGCAAAAAAATCTGCAAAGAATAAAAATTCTAAGTGGTATGGAATGACTGCAGAACAAATATTGCAAGCTTGGGATAATGAAACTGAAAGGGCTATTAATCTTGGTAATTTTTATCATAATCAAAGAGAATCAGACATACTTGATTTTAAAACAATTGAGCGTAATGGAACTGAAGTACCAATTGTCAAACCTCTTATAAATGAAAATGGTATAAAATTAGCACCAGATCAAAAGTTATCTGATGGTGTATATCCAGAACATTTAGTTTATTTAAAATCTGTTGGTCTTTGTGGTCAAGCTGATGTAGTAGAAATTGTAGATGGCTATATTAATATCAATGATTACAAGACCAATAAAGAAATTAAAGAAAAAGGATATACTAATTGGGAAGGTATTACAAGTAAAATGTTTAAACCAATTAATCATTTAGATGATTGCAATTTAAATCATTATTCATTACAGCTCAGTATTTATGCGTATATTATTAAGAAGCATAATCCTTCTCTAAAGATTGGTAAACTTACAATTCAACATGTTAAGTTTAAACAGATTGGTGAAGATGAAAATGGTTATCCAATAAATGAACATTACAATGGAGAACCAATTTTAGATGAAATTAAAATGTATGAGGTTCCTTATTTAAAAGATGAGGTTAACTCATTAATAATGTGGTTAAAAGATAATAAATAAAATTATGGCAAGTATAACAATTACACAAGTACAATTACAAACAAAAGTTGAAAATGGTTTACCAACAGGTCAGTATTGGACTTCACTCACTGAAAAAGAAGCAAGTATTAACCCAGACAATATTGTTGCGGTAGCATATGTTTTTGATATTTATGCAAATCATTATATACCGGGTATAATACAAATTCTTTTATCTGGATTTCCATTACCAGTTTATAGTTCAGATTCTTATGCATCAATAGTTGCATACATGAACCCAATACTACCTTAATTATGTTAGTAAGACTATTTGACATCCAGAACAGCAAAGTGATTCCATCAGAACATTGCTATGCTTTACCTTTTTTAAATGCTATTATGGAAAATTATCCTGATACTCATTTAAAAATTTACCAATATATATTCTATATGAGTTGTCCTAATCCAGATTTGAATCCTTTTTTTAATCTGCCAGAACATGAAAAAGAAGATATTATTATTGAAGAAGTTCAATTGGAAGATTCACCAGAAGATCCAAAAATAAGATATGCATTAGACATGTGCTATAAGTTATATGAAACACCTACCTTTAGAGCATACAAAGGTATTAAATCAATGCTTGACAGATTGGCTAAATACATGGAAGTAACGGCTATTGAACATGGTAGAGATGGTAATATAAACTCTATGGTAAATGCAGCATCTAAATTTGAACAAATTAGACAATCATACAAAGGTGCTTTTGTTGATATGAAACAAGAACAAGAAAGTTCTGTACGTGGTGGAGCTGGATTAGCTTATGACCAATTATAATAAACCATTAAAATCAAAAAAAATGACACAACAAGTAATTCCAGTAGGAAAAAAATTATTGATTAAGCAAAAAAAAGCTGAAACATATTATAAAAATACAAACATCATTATACCTGAAGCAGCACAAAAAGTTGAAAATAAAGGTACTGTTATTGCTATAGGTGAGGGTATTACAGAAATTAAAATTGGAGATGTGGTTCAATACAGTGAGCATTGTTTACCAACAAAAATGATGCATGATGATGAAGAGCATTTACTGATTCATGAAGGTGATGTATATGCTAAATTTAAGTATGTATAAATCTATACCAACATATAAAAATAATTCTTGGACAACTACAGAATTTGAAACTAGACAAGATTTTATAGATTATGCTTTAAGCATATTTAGCGTCCCTGGTCATTATGAGTTTAATGAACTTTCTTTTAAGTTTAATGAACAAGCTCAAATATTTAATGATCAGGGATTTTATTGTAATAAACCATTTAGATCTAAAGATTTTACTGAGTACTGGGAAGATCAAAAAAATAAATGTAGAGAAGGAGTTATTTATGCTGATGATAATAAAAGCTGGTATTTAACTAGAGATTATTACATGTGGTTAAACTTTCTACCAATCTTTGATAAAGAAGAAAAGAAATATGGTTTTGCTAAAGTACGTGATGCTCAGTATCATATGGCTTTATATGAATTACTTGCAGAACTACATTATAAACATTCAGCTATATTAAAGAAACGTCAGATTGCATCTTCTTATTTTCATATGGGTAAAATTATAAATACCTATTGGTTTGAAGAAGGAAGTATTTGCAAGATTGGTGCATCACTTAAAGATTTTATAAATGATAAAGGATCATGGAAATTTTTAGAAGAATATAAAACATTTCTAAATGAACATACTGCTTGGTATAGACCAAGTAATCCTGAAAAGGTTTTATTATGGCAACAACAGATTGAAGTTAAAATTGGCAATAGAAAAACAGCAAGAGGTTTAAAATCAAAAATACAAGGGGGTTCATTTGAAAAAAATGCAACTACTGGAGTAGGGGGACCATGTAGTTACTTCTTTCATGAAGAAGCTGGGATTGCTCCAAAGATGTCTGAGACATATGAGTACTTACGTCCTGCAATGTCTTCTGGTATGATTACTACAGGTATGTTTATTGCTGCCGGATCAGTGGGAGATTTAGAACAATGTAATCCTTTGAAAGAAATGATTACTAATCCAGTAGCAAATGATATATATGCTGTAGAAACTGATCTTATTG